GGATTTTCTGTAAAGCGTTGATAAATTATTTGTAAGTTGTTGATTTAGAAATAAAATGACAACTAAAAGCAAAGTTGCCACTTTTCATCTACGGGCGTCAGGTTCGAATCCCACCTCCTCCGCTCTTTTGAGTGGCAATGGAAGAATCTGGAAAACATCCGTTGGGGTAGAGTGGGAGCGGGTTTGAAGGGGTCGAAAGGATTTGAAAGTAATTGGATGATTTGCTAAAAGTGTCACCGTGTGGCACCATTGTGTCACCGGCTTTTTATGAACCTACACAAACTTCTTCCTGAGTTTAATCGCACCAAGAATCGGTGGGAAATTGACGTTCCTCGTTCGCTCAACAAGGGGGTGCGGAAAAGGTTTTATTTTAAGACGGCGGATGAGGCGAACAAGGCTCATGCGGATCTCATTTACTCGCTCACGCTGACGGGTTCGATTCCGCTATCCGCCGGACCCCGTGAGAGCGTGGCTTATTTTGCGGCTCAGTTTTTGGCGAAGAAATCCCTGGAGGTCGAAATGGTTTCGATGCGGCAACTCAAGTGGGGCATGAAGTATTTTTGCGAGAAGTGGGGCAGCAAGCGCCCCGAGGATTTGAAGTCGGCTGACCTGCGGGCTTGGATCGATTCGTTGCCGCTGACCACGCGCGGGCGGTGGAATGTCTTTGCGGTGTGCCGGGATTTTTTCAACTCTCCAATCGGGCAGGAGGCCGTGGCGAAGAATCCCTTCAATGACGCGCCGCCGAAGCGTGAGAAGGGTGCACGCTTGCCGATTCTGACGCTTGATCAAATGCAGGCGCTACTGGCACACGAGTGGCCGGAATGGTTCAAGGCATGGTTGGTTGCCGGCGCATTTGCAGGTCTGCGGACGCGCGAGGTTTTCGCACTGGATAATTCGGCGATAGATTGGGAATACGGAGAGATTGTGGTTCGACGGGAGGATGCCAAGCAGGGCAAGGCCGCGAGGCCGCGCTCGGCGTCGATCCAAGAGCCTCTGGTGCGCCACATGCCGCGCAGAAAGGGGCCGCTGACGGGTGGCTGGTGGAAGAAGGGGTGGGAACGAGCGGCAAAGGAGGCTTGCGCGGTGATCGGCGTTGAGGGTGCGCAGGAGTGGCCATCAAATTGCTTGCGGCATTCGTTCGCCAGCTACCACTTGGCGCATTTCAAGGACGCGACAAAGACAGCCTACGAAATGGGTTCATCACCGGACCTGATCTACTCAACCTATGCGAACCTCGTTTCCCGCCGCGATGCGGCGAAATGGTGGGAGCTTTGAAAAAAACGCCGTCAAAAAAAGCCTTGAAGAGAAAAGGCCGCAATAGCTCCCAATGCGGGTCTGCGGGTTTTTTGTTGGTCTGCGTTTTTGTGACGAGTTAAGAGGAGCGGCCCGTAGAGCGTCTGTTTAAGCGGGTAAAATATTTTTTCGCCCGCAGCGCTTGTGTCCATGCGGGTGTCAATTATTTTTTTGCGGTAGGTGATCACCCTATTGAAAAAAAATAAAAAAATTGCTTGGCGGGTGCAATGCACCTTGTAATTTACCTACATGCCAAACAGCCCAGACATTAACAAAACCCAACTGGTAGTCCGGTTGGAGCGGGCCTTGAAATGCCAAATAGAGCGAGAGGCCAAAACACAAAAAATCAAGCCAACAACTTTAGTAAATAGAATCCTTATGGAAGAACTTTCTCATGTCGAACTTACGGCTCAGGATTACCGATCCATTGCGGATGATATTGAAAAACGGAAACGGAAAACCAAAAAAACAAAATGAGCGAAAATACGGTGGTTAGTTATTCGATAGACCGCCGCGTAAAGCGGCAGTTGGAGAAAATTGCAACCGCAGCAGGCACCACCCCAAGTGCTATGCTGCGGTTTTTTTTGAGCAAAAGGTGCAATGCACCCGAAACCAAAGCAACCAAAAGGAAGGCGGCATGATGAAAACAGCCACCATCAGCGGAAAGGCTTCATATCGAGGCGCAGGACAACGACAGCCTGAAATCGTCACCGTGAATCGGATCGATGGCGACAGGGCGGACATCACACGATCCACGGGAGAGTGGATGCGCGTGGATCTGGAGCGGCTCGCGCCGCTGGAATCAAACAGCGTCGTCGGATCGCAGCGCGGAGGCGACTTTGCCAAGCCCCTCTTCAAGACTCATGCCGATTTTCTCGATAGCGCCGGGATGGGAGTTGGTGCCCATCCCAAGATAACGAATGGCGGAGGCAACTTCTTTGAGCGCCTCCGCAATGGTGTCGGCGCTTTCTTTGTTGGAGTTGGCAAGGTTGTTCAAGGCGGTGACGAGGGGTTCGTTGGAGGTCATAGGGTGGGAGACATCACCACATATCGGCTCCCGTATCAACGAAAACAGAGGAGGGGGAGGATCACTGGATTTGATGGTGATGATGTGCGGCTTAGCACGGGCGATGTGGTGCCGCTCCAACTGACTCAAGCGGGGAGGACGGCGTGATGGACATGGATGAGGTGAAGCGCAAGCGGGAGGAACTATGGGGGCGCGTATTGCAAGAGGCGGAATGGGTCCGAGTGCAGGAGGAGCGTGTCCAAAAAGAGGCGCGGCCTGATGGAGCAGATTTTCTCCTCGAATACGAACTGAACAGGCTGGAAGTGGCGGTGCTGCGCCTGCGCTCGGCGCTCAACCTGGTGCGCCAACTCACGGCCAAGATTTGCAATGTGGAGAACAAGCAGGCCCTGCGCGAGGCGGCGGAGTGGCTGCGGGCGACCAACCCAGCCGCCCGCAAACGGAGAAAGGAGACGAGATGAAACCTGGCTATCTGAAACCAAAAGAGGCCGCTGAATATCTCAGCGTTTCGGTTTCGACCCTTTACTCACTCAAGGGGCAGGGGATCGTGAAGTTTTACAAACTCGGCGGGTCGATCCTGCTCAAAGTCTCAGAACTCGACGAAGCCGTCGAGAAGGGGGTGCAGGAATGAAGACCTACCTTTGCGAGGGCTACTGCCCCGTCTTTGGCCCGATTCGCTCGATGATCGAAGCCGCCGGATTCGGGGATGCAAAGACCAAGTTTTTTCTGAAGCACCGTGTGCAGGCCACGCATGTCTGCCTGGAGCGTTAATTTTTATGGAACAACACGAAATCATAATCAGGAACATTCAATTCGCGTGGGAGGCAATCCGCGCTGTCGGCCCAGCCATTGCGCTGGGAGTGGCAACCTGCTGGGTCACGACATGGGGGGAGCGGACACGATGAGGGCTAACCACGGAGAACACGGAGGCCACGGAGTTTTTTGGGCGATCGAGGAAGAGATGCTGGATTCGTCCCTGAAAGCGGTTCACGGGCCTTTCAAATCGGAAAATGACGCCTCGAATTTCATTTTGCAGGATTTCTCGAACTGGTGGAAGGACACAGAAATTCCTATCGCCGATCGTGACGAAGAATGCTGCGGAAGTTGGCTAATTCTTAAGCAGGTTACAAAGGTGCGTCCGGTCGGTAGCGCTTCGCTGAAGGTCAAACTGGTGGAGGAGGCGAAATGACCTCGACCATCGAATGGATCGCGTCCACCGACGAGCTGCCGGATGCCGACGAGACCGTGATCCTCGCCCTTGAGGACGGGGAAATAACGACCGGATTTCTGGACGGGGAGACATGGCGGGACATTTCCGCCGACCGCCTGCCGGATGCGCCTGTTTACTGGGCGCGGTTTCCAGAGCCTCCGCAACCTCATCTGCTGCTCAAGGTGGCGTTCAAAAAGCGGAGGGCGAAATGAGCGCGACCCTCGCCATTTCCATCGCCGTGCTGACGCTCGGCTCCTGCTTTGCCTGCTACATGCTGGGCCGCGATAGCTACCGCAACGAACTCCGTGACTTCCAAGAGCGGAGACGCCGATGGGAAGAGTTCGCCGACGAAGACTAACCAATTTTCCACCCCCCCAGAAAATTTCCCCGAGCGGCGCGGTGCGGCGGCGCGGCGAGGGCAAACACAACAACAGCCGCGATTTATTAGGCGAATAAAATGAAACTGACAAAAAGAGGCGGCGGGGCCTTTAACCCGCATGACGAGGGGACATTTCGCGCAGTGTGCGTTGATGTGACTCCATTGGTGAAACAAACGAGCAAGTTTGGCGAGAGCGATGTTTTCCGCCTTGTGTTCGAGACGGATGCCCCGGCGCGTGAGGACGGGAGTCGTCAATACGTGTGGAGTCGTGGTTTTACTCCATCGCTCAACGAAAAGGCGAATTTCCGCAAGTTTTTGCGCCAGTGGTTCGGGCGTGACCTGACAGCGGCGGAGGAAGCGGAATTCGATACCGAGGCGCTTCTCCTGGGCAAGGCGGGACAGGTGACGATCGGCCACGAACACGCTGACAACGGGAATACCTACGCAAGCATTGTTGCCTGCCTGCCTTACAAGGGCAACGATCCGCTCAAGCCCTCGGGCGAATTCACTCGCAAGAAGGACCGTGAAGCCAAGGGCGAAGAGGCCAGCTATCGCGGGGCGGCCAAGCCAACTGAGCCGGTGCGCAAAGCCGAAGCAGTCGATACAACACAGGCCGGTGATGACTGGGCGACCGTGAAGGTGCATGTCGGGAAATTCGCAGGCGTGGAAGTGCGCGACCTCGATCCCGAGGCCATCGAGAAGCTGAACAAAAACTGGATGCCGAATGCCGGAACCACGGCCGCCGATCAGCGGTTGGTGAAGGCGCTCAAGCGTGCTCAAGAGGAACTTTTGGCGGCGGCAGCTGCCGGGGAGGAATTCTAACCATGACCGACACGCTCGAAATCGTTGTATCGGGAAGTCTTCCCAGCCCACAGATCGAGCTGTCGCCTGCGGCCTTCAACGCCAGAACATTGGCGTTGGAGGCGAGCGGGCGCATCAAGGCGATTGCCTCGGTGGCTGACTTGGACTCGGCAGCGGCGGCTTTGACTAAGCTCAAGGCCCTGACCCGTTCGGTGGAGGATAGCCGCAAGAAGGTGAAGGCGCCGGTGCTTGAGGTTGGCCGTCGGATTGATGCGGTGGCGAAGGATTACCTCACCCCGCTGGAGACGGAGGCCAAGCGCCTGTCGGTGATCGTTGGCTCTTACCAAGAAGCCCAACGCCGGAAGGCGGAGAAGGAACGCGAGGAAGCGGCCCGTGCGCAGGCGCAGGCATTGGCGGAGATGAATGCGAAGCAGGCGGAGGCCATCGCCCAAGGTGATGAGGAGGCAGCAGATGCCGCCCGTGCCGACGCAGCGGATAAAATCGCGGCGTCTCAACTGGCTGCCATCAATGCCGAGGGGCCAAGGCCGGAAGGCATCACCAGCCGGACAAGCTGGAAATTTGAGGTGGTGGACATCGCCGCTCTTTATGCCGCTCGCCCGGAACTCTGCGTCATCACCCCAAACAATGCTGCGATCCGTGCCGTGGTGAAGATGGGGGCGAAAATCCCCGGTCTTCGCGTCTGGCAAGAGGCAGCGGCCATCGTGCGGGTATCCGCTCCGGTGAAAGTGGAGGAATACGATTACTGATATGCCAACCCTCGCCGAAATCCTCGCCAAGAAAGCGGCCAAAACCGCTGAGTCACAGCCAGCAGGCAGCGGCCTCAAGATCACGCCGGACAGCGAAAAGGCGGACCTCGCTGCCAGCATCAAGCAGGGACTCGACGCCTGCGCCCCAAAAGTCAAACCCCCGGCTCCACGCGAGTTGGGGGCATTGACCCTCGGGGAGCGCGTTCCAATGGATCAACCAAAGGAGGGAGCACCAGCAGCGGAGTGGGAGTGGTTCGACTCGCTTCACTCCTTCGAGAGCGACCTCGGGATTGTGATGGACCCGAACGGGGAGCAGGCATGGATCGCGGTGCAAGCGTTCCAAAGCAGGCCACCGATCCTACTCCACCGCCTTCCACTACTGAACCGGAAACGCAGCGAATCCGACCCGTTTTAAGTGATGATGACCCTGAACCCTACCGCATCGCGGGCGAACTCTGCGCAGCCGTCCGCATGGGATACCTCGACGGGCCAGACGACCCCGAGGCGCGATTCCTCGCCAAGGCTATCCAACTCTTTCGGGGTCGAGTCAGTGAATACTAAAAAATTATGAAAATTAAAGCTAACACGATGCTGGAAAAAATGGGTTTTAAAGATACAGATTTAGGATCTCCAAAACATGACGAACTAATTGCATGGATTTTTAATAATGCATTAGGTATTTGCAAAAGTGTAATAAAAGACGCCGAGGTTTTGGGGATAAATAAAATATATCTCGAAACTCCAGTTAAAAAATATAACGGTTATATTATTGGATATACGGACGTTGAAATAATAGCTTCCGTCAATGTAACAAGGGAAGCCTTTATAGAAAGAGAACGATCGGCGCAAACAAATTGGGAGTGGGCTGATGTTGAATATCCAAAAATTACACATCGTGATACAATTCATATAATAATTGAGGCAAAGCCTTCTGTCCCAAGCGTCGGTGAAGTTTTAAGGCAATTTAACACATATAAAACAGTTTTAAATTCTAGAAATTATATATGGATGCTTGTCGCTCCGCCATCTCCATATACTGCCTTATTAGAAAATGAAGGGATTGTTTGCGTTTTTCCTAATCTTGAAACGGAGACATATAAATGACCCTCTCGCCAGGACAAGCGGCAGCGGTCGATCTAATCCAATCCGGTGAAAATGTGTTCCTCTCCGGTATGGCAGGCACGGGGAAATCGACCGCTCTCCTGCAATACATCGGGCAGGCATTCCGTCGGGTGGATGTCTGTGCCACCACGGGGATCGCTGCGCTGAACCTCCAAGACCAATTCCGCAAGAATGCAGGCGTGGGGATCGCAGCGCATACGATCTACCGATGGGCAGGCATGGCGCTGGGGCCTGCGCCCGGGCAGCGGTTCGAGGACTACTTGGCCTTCCTCCAAAAGAAGCCGATGCCTTTCTCACGCCATTCGGCATTTGCTCGGGTGAAGGCGGCGGAATGCCTTGTCATCGATGAGATTTCCATGTTGCCGGGGCGGATTATCGACTACCTCGATTTTCATTGCCGCGCGATTCGCAAGAGCGACCGGCCTTTTGGCGGGATTCAACTCGTGGCCGTTGGGGATTTCCTTCAACTCCCTCCTGTGGCCAAGGATGGAAAATACGACTGGGCATTTGCCTCCGAGGCATGGCGCGAGGCGGGATTCCGAAATGCTTACCTCACGCAGATTCACCGCCAGAAGGAACCTCTCTTCACCGAGGCGCTGAACAACTTCCGCGAGGGGCGCATCTCCAAGGCGGTGGCGGATACGCTTTCGAGCCGGGTGAAGATGTTTGTCGACCGGCGCGTGGTGCGCCTGATGACTCACAACGCTCAAGTGGACAAGTGGAATGCCTACCAAATCGGGGAGATCGAATCGCCCGAGGTGAGCTATGAAGCCGACTTCACCGGAGCCGAGCACGAGGCGGACTTCCTCGCCAAGAACTCGATCACCCCGACACACCTGACGATCAAGCGCGGGGCGCGCGTCATGGCGACTTGCAACATGGAAGTGCCAGCTTTTGGGTTTTGTCACACGGTGGTCAATGGCCTGTGCGGGACCGTGCAGGACATGGAGCCGGAGTCGGTGTGGGTAGCCTTTGACAATGGCGAGACGGTCAACATCCCCAAGCGGTCATCCCAATTTGACCCGCAGCGCGAGGATTCGGCGACCATGACACAAATCCCTCTTCGCCCAGCCTATGCGCTGACCATCCACAAGTCACAGGGCCTCACGCTCAACAGCGCCCACATTGACATCCGTGCCGCTCGTGAGCCTGGGCAAGCGTATGTGGCGCTTTCCCGTCTGCGTTCGCTCAGTGGCCTTTACCTCAAGGACTGGATCAAGGGCGTCCATGTGAGCGAGGCGGCAATCAATTTTTACAAGAATCTTAAATGAAGAATTTAACCACAGAGGACACAGAGAACACGGAGGGAGGAAACAAGATGTTGAAAATCAGAATGCTCTGCCAACAGGCAATAAATGCCAGGCGTCGCTATAAAAAAATACACCCAGACGCATTTCAGGTGTGGGCATGTTCAGAGAAAAAAGGGGCCGCAGCCCTTGGCAGAAAAATCATTTCAATAATTAAGGAGGGCGGGAAATGAACGAAACAAACATGAAAAACGGGGCTTTTTGCAACAAATACGGAAGAATCTATTTACGGATTGTATCACTCGATAGCGACACTCCCGGTTGGCCTTTGCGTGCCGTCGATCACGGCATTTCGCTTGCCGAGGCTCATTGCATTATGTCCGACCTCGTTTTGGCAATACATGAAGCGTCCATGCGCCAGACTGGTCGCATTGTTGAAACTGACACGGAGGGCGGGAAGTGAAAACACTCCAGACCAACATTTCCATCTTCTCCAACGCCTTTGCCGACGAACCAGACGAGGCGATCACGCTGGAGGCATTCTTTCAAGGCGTGAAGGATGGGCGGTGGCAGCGGCAGGTGGACATCTTGCGCGAACACCTCAAGCGGGGAGACGAGCCGCGCTACACAGCCAAAAAGCGAGACCTCCCAGCCGTCACCATTTCCTGCCATTGCCTCTCGCGTGAGCGTGATTTGTCGCCCGAGGCGAAGGCGATCACGCACAGCGGATGGCTCCAAGCGGACTTTGATTTGAAGGACAACCCGATGCTTGCCGATGACTCGGTGGTTCGCGCCAAACGTGCGGAACTCCTCGCCGATCCGTATGTCGGTGCGGTTTTTGTTGGACCATCCGGGCAAGGACTGAAGGCCGTGGTCTCAATCGATACCGAGAAGCACAAAGATTCATGGTTTGCCGCTGAACTCCATTTCCGTGAAAAGCATCGGCTGAGTCTCGACAAGGCGACCAAAGACCCAATGCGCCTCTGTTTTGTCTCCTACGATCCAGACATGGAGACAGCGGACATTTACCAGCCGATCCCCGTGCCGGACAAGATGCCAGAGCCTGAAGTGTGGCGTCCACCCGTAGAGACGACAGCGGCAGACATCGCCGAGATGCTGCGCTACATCCCACCACGCCCGGATTACGATACATGGCTCAAAATTGCCTCCGCAGTGTGGAGCGTCCTCCCGATGCTCGACGGCGCACGCATCCTCCACCAATGGTCTCCAGAAGAAAAGGATGGCGAATACGCATCCAAGCACAAGGCACGTCTCAAGCAGGTGGGAGTCGGAACGCTGGCACATATTGCCAGTGAACACGGATTCGACGCCCGTGAGGCATGGAGGCGGAAACGCTGGGCTGGCCGCATCCGCTTTGCCGACTCGACCCTCGGACCAGGACAAGGCGAAGACCCGCTGGCCGGTGCGGATGTCGCAGCTATCGGCACCGAGATTTCCCGCGAACGCATCATGGTGGCCTACGCGCAGGCCCACAAGGGAGACGCCCGCCTATGGGCTGAACTCCGAAAGGGCCTGCGCGTCTGGAATATCCATGCCAAAGTCTGGATGACCTACGAGGACGGCTTATGGAGGCGCGACACGGGAAACACGACGCTCCTCGATATATCCGACACGCTCACGGAGGTTTATCAGCGCGTAGCTGACTCGGTGCGGGCCGAAATGAAGGCAAACCCCTGCGATGACGAGAAGAAGGACCCGCGCATCAAGGAAATCAAGGGCCTCGAGGACCGCTGTCACAAACTCTGCCACTCGGAATATCTGGCCTCAGTCGAGCGCATAGCAAAGAGCGAAATGAACCTACCGGCGACCGCCTTTGACTCCAACCCCGAGATTCTCGTGGTGCTCAATGGCACTCTGGATTTTGCCGAGGGCATTTTCCGCGAACATCGCGCATCCGACTACGCGACGACCCGCTCGCCAATCAATTTCGACGGGGCCGTGGAGTGTCCGAAATGGGATGCTTTTCTCAATCGGTTCATCCCGGATGTCGAGACGCGCGTCTATCTGGCTCGTGCCTTTGGCTATTCGCTGACCGGCCGTGTGGACAAGGACGCCCTCTTCTTTGCCTATGGCAAGGGAGCAAATGGCAAATCAACTCTCTTCGGCGTGCTCAAAATCCTCCTTGGCGACCTCATGACCACGGTCCCGATTGCCGCCCTCCTCGCTGCCAAGTCGGACAACAACTTCGACTACTACAAGGCTTCGATGGAAGGAAAGCGCGTCGTTCTTACGGACGAAATCCCCGAGGGGCGGAAATTGGCCGATAGCCAGGTAAAGGCGATCACCGGAGGCGATGCCATCAATGCCCGCCGGCCATTTGAACAACCCTACGCCTTTTTTCCCACTCACAAGCTCTGGCTCATGGGCAACCACAAGCCGGATGTCCAAGGCACTGACGAGGGAATATGGCGGCGCGTCCACATGATCCCGTTCACCGTGACGATCCCAGAAAACGAACGGCGCGAACGCCACGAAATCCTTGCGGAGTTTGAAGCGGAAGCGGCTGGAATCCTCAACTGGGCGATCCGTGGACTTCTCGAAAGCCGAGACATCGGCCTCAAGCCGCCGCCCCAAGTCGTGGAGGCTACAAGGAACTACCGCGAGGAAAGCGACCAGTTCGGCTCGTTCCTCATCGAATGCACCGAGAAGGACATCACCGGGCGCTGCGGTATCGGATCACTGGCGAAAACCTATGCCATCTGGTGCGACCAAAACAACGAACAGCCACGCTACAGGGGGACCCGCCAACTCAGAAAAGTGATGTCAGAACGGGGCTACCACATCGAACCGGACAGGAAGGATCACCCGACCATTCACGGAATCAAACTGAAGATCGAGGAGAACAATAATGCTTTTGGACTATCCGCTTGAAATGAAAAGAACGCTTCACAATCCGGCAAATCCTGCGCCGGAAACGCCGGAAAGAAAAGGAATCCTTTTTATTGAGATACCCAAAAAAGGCATTTTGAAGGCTATTTCTGCCGGAAATGCCGGATTGGCCGGATGTTTCATATTAAATGTTAGGAAATCAATTTTCCTATCTGCTTTCTCAGCGCAGTTAGGTTTCACATCCCCTCTTTTCCGGCATTTCCGGCAACCCCGTTTTTTCCCGTTTTCCTATGCCAACCTTCACCCAACACGACCTTGAACGCCTCGGATACACCCTGCAACCAGACGGCTCCTATGCTCGAGCCAGTCATCACCCTACACCTGCCCGGATACCTGACCCCAAGCCTCAACCGGCTATTCGGCAAACACTGGACTGCCAGCCACCTCGAAAAGCAACTCGCACGGGCCGCGTTACTCTCCGCATTACGCGCCATGCCTGCCGCCTCCTTGATGCCGATAATTTTGCAGGCGGTTGCAAACCTCTCATCGATCAAATCCGATACGCCGCCCTCATCCCCGACGACGACCCTGCCAGCGTCGAACTCCAATTCTGCCAAGAGAAAGTCGGCAAGAAACACCTCGAAATGACCACCATCGAAATCACGCACCCATGAAAGAAATCCTCGAAGAAAACAACCGCCTCAAATCGGAGGTGGAAAAGCTCATCAGCGACAACATGGAACTGACTGCCGTCATCCGGTCGCTGCGAAAGAATGCCCGGGAAGATAACGAGAAGTTGGAAACCGTAAGCCGCGAGCTATGGCTCTGGAAAAATGGCAAATATGAGAAGGAGGGCGCGAAATGAGTTACAAACCAACCAGCCTGTGCAAAGAGCGTGAATTAAGAAAAAAAGCGGAGCGAGAGCGAGACGAGGCGCGGGCCGTTGCATACGATCTGGCCGTTATCTCCTCACACTGCCTCGGATCGCACGGTTCTGCATTATTAACCGAAACATCTGAAAGAATTGCAGACACATTGAAGCGGTGGAGGGAGCTAAAACAATGAGCGAGGACGCCATGACATCCTGCCTTCAACGCATCGCCACAGGCGACCAAGACGCGATGGCCGAGCTGTTCACCCTCACGCAGCCAGAAGTCACGCGCATCATCGCCTCAATCGTTCCGGCTGACGATGCTGGGGACATCTACCAGACCGCCATGCTCAAGGTATGGCAGAAGGCCGGAACATTCCGCGCCGGGTCGCCCGTCATGCCGTGGCTTATCGGGATCGCTCGCCGAGCTGCCTTCGACCTCCTGCGCACTCGCAGGCGTAGAGTCGCCCTATTTGAAAAAAATAACGACTCGGAAGGCTCTCTCGTGCCGTCATTAAAAGAAGACCGGCGCGAGATACGCCAACACCTGGACAACCTGACAGCCATGCAAAGTAAAATCATCCGCTTGAGCTTTTTCAAAAACCTCCCTCTGAAAGACATCGCCGCACAGGAAGGAATCACGCTCAACCAAGCTCGCACTCTTCGCAGAAAAGCACTTAACACGCTGAAAGAAAGCCTCAACCTTGAAAATCTCCTCGACTAAATACAAAGATGGGACAGCTCACCACGCCGCCCGTGGTTATGTCGTCCTATGGGCAAGGCTCATGTCACACGCCAAGCCCAACCATCGCGGCTCTATGGCCGAAATCAGCCGCGAAATGATGGAGGCCATAGATGTCGATGAGCAACGCCAGGACAAAGGGGAGGCGCATGAACTCTGAAATCCCTTTACCACCGACAGCGCAAGTCGTTGCCGATGTCATCGGACGCGAGGCCACGCTGGCCCTTGCCATGTCCTGCCTGTATCGCTGCCTTTATGTCCCGAAAGGGCGGCTCGCCTCTGACAGCTATCTCGTGCGGACAATCGGAGAGGACAAGGCCAAGCTCATGCAAAGGGAGTTCTGCGGGATGCTCTTACCGCTGGCAACCTGCCATCACATCGCCGTATTTGAACGCCAGCAACGCATCCGTGCTGCCGTATCAGAAGGAAAGACACACGCGCAAGTTGCAGTTGCGTATGGCCTCACGGTCAAATGGGTGCGCAACCTCTGCGCTCGCAAGCCAGACGAATATCGCTACCCACTCAAAGCCTTCGACCAGCCACCAGCCGGGGGGGTAGTAGGTTCTTCCACGGGGGTTAGGGAGCGGGTATGCGGAAACTCGCGGAATTTGATTAGAGATTGACCAAAAAACCACACTTTGCTTTGCAAATGAATTTTTCTACATGGACAACCTGAACGAGCTTTTCCGACCCATCGACTACGGAGTCAGCCTGGAGACAACCGAAACAATCACGCCCCGAAAGGTAAGAATCGACGGGAAAAGGAAAATGATAACCTGCTTAAAGAAGGAAAAAGCCAAGGATTTTCTGGGAGATCCGCCAAAGCCCGGAGAGTTTTTCCACATCGTTTCAAACGGCTCTTTCGACTACTGGCAGCTCTGTCCGCTCCTCATCGAACTGACAAAGGCAAAAAATGTCACGATTCACGCCTCAACTTGGACGCTTAACCGTCAAAACGCTCTGGAAATGCTGCAAATGATGGACGACGGGCGGTGCGGGAGCCTTTCGCTACTAACGGGAACCTATTTCAAACGAAGAGAAAGCGCCGTGTTTGCCACAATCGCCAACGGGCTGCTACAGCGAGGCCAAAAAATACGCGCTTTGGAAAATCACGCCAAAGTTCTTTTGATAGACGACCACGCCGGAAACTACTTCGTGATGGAAGGATCGGCCAACTTCACAGCAAATCCGCGGATTGAGCAAAACATCATCGGAAACAATCGAGAACTTTATGAACACCACAGAGGATGGATCGAAGAAGCCTTCACAATCTAAGGAATTAACAACCGTCCACCTGACCGCGGAAGAGGCAACCAAGGTAATTCAAATGGTAGCGGTCGGAACGGACGAAACCGCACTGGCGGCACACATGGAAACTTGGACTCCTGAAAAAAAACAACAAGCATGGCAAGTTGTCGCTGAGTATTTTAAGGCGTGCTCGCAATTCAACGCACAATTCGAACTTGGGCGAGCGGTAGCCAGGCTAAACCTGCTCTTCAAAAACTCTCTGCAAATTCAGGACTTCAAAGCCTGCCTATCTATCCAAAAAGAAATCAACAAGCTCCTCGCACTCGAAAAACATGCTACCCAATGACCTCCGCGCTTTAGTTTCGGAAATGGCTGGACAAAATCCACAACAAGCCAAACCAGAAACAAAAAAAAGCCCAAAATCAGAAAACAAAACAGAAAAGTGCTCGGTCAAAAAACTTGCGCGAATTTTCAACATTACCGAGGTGCGAGTGCAGCAACTCGCAAAAATGGAGGTTATCGTAAAAACTGAGCGAGGACTTTATGACCTATGGTTATCGGTTAAAGGATACATCCGCTACCTGCAAGACCGGACAGGAAAGAAAAGCGGAGGAATAGACGGAGACGAAAACAGCTACGAGACGCAACGCACGAGAGTCTACCGCGCCCGCGCCGAAATCCTCGAAGCGCAATCGATGGCGATGCGCGGCGAACTCCATGACGCCTCCTGCATTGCCGAGGTGATGGGTGAGGGACTGGCAAACATCCGGGCAAAGCTCTTGGCAATCCCGACAACCGCAGGCCCTCGCGTTGCCGACGAGAGCGACCCAAACAAATGCGCGGCACTCATCGAGACCCTACTGCATGAGGCGATGGCGGAATGCTCGAAATACAACGGGCGGGAGATTCTGAACCGCTACCTCAAGCGGAGCGAGGCGAAGCCGGAAGAGGCCGAAGAGGCAGGAGAAGGCTGGGAGACATGACGCCCAAGGAACTCGAACACGCCAGCGACCTCATCGCGGCGTGGTCGGCCATTCTTTCACCCCCGCCAAAGTGGACGATCAGCGAATGGGCAGACCACCGGCGAAAACTCTCTGGGGAGGCGGCAGCGGAGAAAGGGCAGTGGCGAACCAACCGCGCCGAATACCAGCGAGGAATAATGGACGCCGTTGCCGATCCGACCATCGAGCAGGTTGTCGTGATGTCATCGGCACAGGTGGGAAAAACGGAGGTGCTTCTGAACTGCATCGGCTACTTCGTGGATTTCGACCCCTCGCCCCTCATGCTCGTGCAGCCGGACGAGGCCATGGCAGAGACATTCAGCAAAGACCGACTCGCGCCAATGTTCCGAGACTCGCCCAGCCTCCGCTCAAAAGTGCGACCGGCCAAGACCCGCGACTCTGGAAACACGATCCTGCACAAAAGATTTCCCGGCGGCCATGTCACGCTGGTCGGAGCCAACGCCCCCAGCGGCCTCGCCTCTCGCCCGATCCGCATCCTCCTGCTGGATGAGGTGGACCGATACCCCGCCAGCGCCGGGAGCGAAGGCGATCCGGTGAACCTTGCCATCGCCCGCACCAAGAATTTTTGGAACAGAAGAATCGTCATGGTCTCAACCCCTACGGTCAAGGGCCTCTCCCGCATCGAGCGAGCTTTTGAGATTTCCGACCAGCGGCATTTCCTCGTGCCGTGTCCGCATTGCCAGCACGAGCACCCGCTGCGGTGGGGGAATGTCGTCTGGACGGACGGACGCAGAGACCTCGCCACCCTCCGGTGTCCCGCCTGCAACGGCACGATCACCAACGCGCAGAAAAACCAAGCGGTCTCCCGTGGTCGGTGGCAGGCCAGCGCCGGACCCAGCCGGATCGCAGGCTTTCACTTAAACGAACTCTATTCCCCCTGGCGAAGCATCGCAGACATAGCCATCGAGCACGGGCGGGCCAAAGACGATCCCTCAACCCTTCAAGTCTGGATCAACACCAGCCTCGGCGAAACATGGGAAGAGGGCGGCGAACGCATCAGCGAGCATGCCTTGATCGAACGATGCGAACCCTACCCGCAGGCGGATGTCCCCGCCCGTGGCCTGATCCTCACGGCGGGCGTGGACACCCAGCAAGACCGGCTCGAAATCGAAGTCGTGGCGTGGGCAGGCGGCGAAGAAAGCTGGAGCGTTGCTTACCATGTCATTCTCGGCGACCCCGACAGACCGGAAGGCACAGCAGGAAGCCCGTGGACGCACCTCACCGACTACCTCCGCAAGCGGTGGACCTCCGAAGCAGGCGGCGAAATGGTCATCGAAACCACCTGCATCGACACTGGCGGCTCGAACACGCAAGCCGTTTACGGCTATGTAAAGAGACACAAGGGCGACCGAGTTTACGGCGTGAAGGGACAAGGCGGACCCGGCTTGCCCATCGTCGGCAACCCCGCCCGCCGCAGGGCAGGGAAAAAAACCACGCGCCCCATCGATGTCTATATTGTCGGAGTCGATTCCGCGAAGAGCATCGTTTACAAGAGACTGCGCATCACCGAACCCGGCTCTGGATATTGCCACTTCCCGCAAGGGCGAAGCGCCGAGTATTTCCGTGGACTCACCGCAGAAAAGGCCGTGACGAAATTTGTGAAAGGATTCCCCCGGCTGGAGTGGCACAAGACATCCGGCGCACGGAACGAACCGCTCGACTGCCGGGTTTACGCATTCGCCGCCCTCGTCCTTCGCGCCCCGCAGTTTGACAAGCTCGCGTTGAGAAGGCGGCAGACCATGCCCACGCCCAAGCCCGCAGAGGTCGAGCCGCACCAGCCAACGGAACTCCCCGCAGAAGACACCCCCAGACCGGATGCCAACAATGCCGCGAAACGCAAGCGCACCACGCGCAGGGCGTCCTTCGTGCATACATGGTGACAATAACGGCAGGCGAAACATTCGAGGTTACGGTATCGGCAGACCCCGCCGCGACCGTCCTTGTGCAATTCGCTGGAATGCAATCGCGCAATGTCGCAGCCACCGGCACGGAAGGAACCTTCACCGCCGCCGCAGATACGACCGGATGGATTCCTGGGCATTACATTTGGGAAGCATGGGCAACGGTCGCCGCGCACCGCGCTCTTGTCGGAACCGGCGACCTCCTCATCCGCGAATCCGCAGCCACACTCGCCCCCGGTGCTGAGGTGCGCACGCAGGCCCGCATCGCCGTGGCACACATCCAAGCCATGCTCGCAGGGGGCGCAACGCTTGAGGCGAAACGCTACAAGATCAACAACCGCGAGCTTGAGCGGCACAGCATCGCCGAACTTTTGCAACTCCTCTCCTTCTGGCGGCGTGAGCTGTCACGCGAGTCCCGACTCTCATCCGGCATCTCGTCCATCGGGCAATCTATTTCCGTCCGCATCTAACCATGGGCCTCTTCGATCTATTTTCCCGCACCGCCACCACGAAGACGCCCGCGCCAAGCCGTGCCGACCAGCCTCGCCTCTGGTCGGCGCGGTCCATTCTCTCGGACACCATCGGCAGCTTCGCCACCGCAGGCATGCCGCAAGCCGCAGGCGCTGGCAGGTTGGAATCCACATGGGCAGGCACCCCGACCACGATTGACGCATGGATTTTCCAATACTGGAGCCGCATCGTCGCCCGTTCTCGTGAGCAGGCAGAGAACAACGACCATCTCAAAAAGTTCATGCAAATGGCCCGCGACAACATCGCAGGCCCGACAGGCTTCACCTTCAACGCGCAGATCCGCGACCCCAGCGGAACGATGGACACCGTGGCCAGCAGCGCCATCGAGGACGCTTTTGCAGACTGGTCGAAAAGAGGCAACTACGACATCACCGGCCAACTCTCCCGTGCCGATGGCGAACGCCTCGCAGTCACCACAGCCGCGATGGATGGCGAGGTCATCTGCATAAAAAAATATGGCGAAGACCTCAACAAGTGGGGCTTTGCCGTGCAGTTCATCGACCCCGTTCTTCTCAACCCGACGAAGTGGGAAAAGCTGAACAACGGCAATGTCATCCGCCACGGCATCGAGTTTAATCCGAACGGACGCCCGGTCGCCTACCATTTCCGCAACTACGATGAGCAAATGATGGGGTATGTGAACTACAACGGCGAAAGCTTCCAGCGAGTGCCCGCCGATCAGGTCATCCATCGTTTCCTCCCGGAGCGAGTCGGGCAAAAGCGCGGTCTCCCGTGGGCGCGAACAGCCCTCTGGCGCATGCGCATGCTGGCAGGGTTTGAAGATGCCGCCGTGGTCAACGCCCGTGTGAGCGCAAGCAAGATGGGCTTTTTCCGAAACCTCGACGGCGACAGCGACGACATCCTCGAAATGGATGCCGAACCCGGCAAGTTTGAGGACATCGGCAACCGCGAGTTTATCCCCTACACGCCGCAATTTCCCGACCAGGCATTTGACCCGTTTTGCAAAGCCATGCTTCGCTCGATTTCATCCGGCCTCGGTGTGAGCTACAACAACCTCGCCAGCGACCTGACGAGCGTCAATTTCTCATCGATCCGCCAAGGCGCACTCGACGAGCGCGAAGTCTGGAAAGGCCTGCAAGAATGGCTCATCAGCGGCTTCGTCATGCCGATCTACGAGGCATGGTTGGAACGCTCTCTCCTCGCCAACAAAATCCTGATTGCTGGCAAGCCGCTCAAATTCGACCGCCTCGAAAAATACAAACAAGTCGCCTTCACCGGACGCCGCTGGGCATGGATCGACCCAAGCGCAGAAATGGCCGCGAACGAAAAAGCCATCTCGCAAAAACTCAAATCCCGCAGCGAGATCATCCGAGAGACCAGCAACCGCGACCCCGAAGATGTCTGGAGCGAGATCGAGCGCGAGGAGGTCGAAATGAAAAAGCGCAACATCGTGCCGCTTGTCCCAGCAGGAGCAGCCGCCCCCGTGGCACAGCCCGAACCCCAGCCATGAGCCAGCCTTTCGACATCACCATTCCAGCCGGCGAGTCATTCTTTTTCGAGGTCACGCTGAAAGACTCCACCTTGCCAAACGCCCTGCCAGTAAACCTCCTCGATTTCACGGCATCCGGGCAACTGCGCGAAGACTGGGACAAGCCACTCCTGGCCAATTTCACCGTCACATTTCCTTTGCCTCGCACGAGCGGCAAGGTGCGCGTGGTTCTATCGGACGAACAGACCCGCGCCCTGCCTGTGACCCGCGCCCGTTACGACATTTTCCTGACCGACCCCTACGGCAACAGCCGCAAAATCCTCGAAGGCTTCGCATACATCGAGCGAGCCATAACCCGCAACTGACACCATGGCAGTCGTTGACCTCACACTCATTCCGAACACGCAAGTTGTCGTTGCCCCCGGCATTGCCCTCCCTATCGGCAGCGGAGCGCAGGGACCGGCTGGCACGGTCGCCATCGGCAGCGTCTCACAACTCGCCACCGGCACAGCGCCCACCGTGACCAATGTCGGAAGCCCCACCAATGCCGTTCTCAATTTCGGCATCCCCCTCGGAGCGCAAGGCCCCGGCGGCACGATAGCCGTTGGCGCAGTGCAGACCGTGGCAGGAAACCAACCCGCCACCGTCTCCAATGTGGGCACGCCACAAAATGCCGTCTTAAATTTCGCGCTCCCTCGCGGCCTGTCCTCAACCATCGCAGTTGGCACGGTCTTCATGCTACCAGCAGGCGCAACGCCCACGATTGCCAATGTCGGCACGCAGGAAAACGCCGTTCTGAATTTCGGCATCCCGTCACCAGCCCCCGGCCCGAAGGGCGATGCAGGCGAGCGAGGCCCCGCCTTTGTTTACGGATCGCTCTCATTCATCTCGGATGTCTCCGACGATCACCTCACACACTGGATCGGTCGCGCCTCCGCAGGCACTGGAACTGACTTAGCGGCGTGGACGATCACCCGCAGCATCTTCACGCCCAGCGGAGAACTCGTGAGCCGAGGCGTAGCCGCCAACGCAGTCTGGGACACCCGCGAGACAGCCAACTACGTCGCCGGGGCCGTCTCCACCAGCGAGATTGACGCAGGCTTTTTCTAAAAAATTTAGCGCCAAGCATCATACCCGCCCCGCCTCTCAACGATGCGTAATTGGGCGGGTTTTTTGTGCCCTCCCCCTCCGTGCTCTCTGTGTCCTCTGTGGTCAATCCACCACGGAACGCCCCGCAGAAGACACGATTTTTTCGAGCGGCAAAATAACGCCCGTCCGACCACCGGACATCGCAACCACAACCACCACCACACCAAAAAAAAATTATGTCAGTTCCAATTCGCATTCGCCGCCGCCAATCAGGTAACGCAGGAGCCCCTGGGGTCTTAAAGTCCTCAGAGTTAGCGTTTAACGAGGTAGACGGGATTTTGTATTATGGACGTGGCGCCGACGCATCCGGCAACGCCACCAGCATCATTGGCATCGGCGGCAACGCCTCATCCAGCTACGCAGACGGCATCGTCGCCACAGAGCGTGACGCCCGCATCGCCGCTGACAGCACACTCACCACAAACCTCGCCAGCGAGGTGACACGTGCACAGGGCGCAGAAAGCACGATTTCCACGAACCTTGCAAACGAGATCACCCGTGCGCAAAACGCTGAATCAGCTCTCGGCACTCGGATCGACAATGTTCTTTCTAACGTAACGCCTGGCTCGCTTGATTCGCTTTCGGAAGTGGTTTCGGCCTTCCAGTCCGCAGACTCCTCGCTCAACGGAGCAATCACCAGCCTCGCTTCCAGCGCCTCCACCGGCCTCACAAACGAGGTCAACCGCGCCACCGCAGCCGAGGCCGTTCTTGCTTCCGACATCTCGGACATCGAGACAGCCGCATCCGCCTTGAACAGCCGGGTCACCAGCGCCGAGAGCAGCATCACCTCAAACGCCTCCGCGATCAGCGCCGAGTCCACAGCCCGCGCAGCCGCAATCAGCGCAGAGACCAGCGCCCGCCAATCCGCCATCAGCTCGGAGTCAAGCACACGCCTGACCAACGACAACGCTTTGAGCGCCCGCATCCTCGTTCTCGAGACCGAGATCGACGGCGGCACGTTCTAAAGCAACGGCCCAATGGGGCCGGTCAACCTCGTGTCCATACATGACGACCGGCCTTTCAAATCTTACCGAGTCCATACTCATGCCAATTCCGATAAAGCCTAAAAAAACCGTCGTGCCGGGGCGCATCCCCAGCACGGCGGATCTTTCGCTCGGCGAGGTCTGCATTAACTACGCAGACATTAAAATTTATGGACGCCACCCGCAGACCGGAGCCGTCCTCCAACTCACCTCCCCTCCTCGCAACGAAATCCCCGCCATCCTCGTCCACGCCGTGGACGGAGCGAACCTCTACATCGGGCGCTTGGAATGGGACGACTACCCCGCAACAGGCGAACCAGACGACTCCACCGCCTGGACAATTTACAAAATTACCACCAACAGCGCCGGAGATGTCCTCTCGGAGCAATCGGCAGTCGGGCAGTGGTCGAACAAACAGAATTTGAACTATGCTTAGCCCTCTTTACGGCCAACTCTCCCCGCTGCGCGTGCCGACCTCGATGCGCTTCATCTCTACTGATGCCGATGTCGTCGCCTATGTCCTAGCCGTCGAGTCCAAAGACGGGCAGCAGTTGGAAGCGGGTGTTATTTCCGCCTACGACGCATTTATCACCGGCTGCAAATCTGACGGCATTTGGAGCGCCATAAAAGCCTGCTGCATTCTCGCTGGGGCAAGAACGCTATCTGGCGCGCTTGTTCCACTGGCTGGAACAGCTCCGACGAATAACAATTTTGTCAGCGGGGATTATAATCGAAAAACCGGGCTGCTTGGAAACGGTTCGACTAAGTATCTTAATTCCAATCGAAATAACATCGCCGACCCTCAAAATTCAAAGCACTTGGCCGGATATATTTTTGCAAATTCAACCATTACTGCAAATTTACTTTCTTCAAACACTGGAACCGGAAGTTCTGTTTTATTGGAAATCCCATCCAGCACTCAAACCCGTTGCATAATAAATGGTTTAAACACATCAGGAATAAATCGCTCGATTGCAACTGGATTTGTAGGGGCTAGCAGACCAAATGGCACGCAAATGATAACGCGGCAAAGCGGCTCCTCTATAACACACGCCTACTCCTCCGCCACTCCATTAAATTCCACAATCGCTGTTTTTAGTAGAGGGGCTTCTTTGGCTGCCGTCTCCAATGGAAGATACTCGTTTTACTCCATCGGCGAAAACCTCGACCTCGCCGCCCTCGACACCCGCATCAGCGCACTAATGACCGCCCTCGCCGCTGCAATACCATGACACTCGCCGACATCATCACCCAGCCTATTAGCTACGCCGCCGCGAAAGACCTCGCGCTCGTCTTCTCGCCCGAACTCGCCGAGCAACTCGCCGCCGTCCAATCCGAGTATGGCAACCCCCGCCATGTTGCCTCGCCAGTCGATCTCGTCGATGGCCGCAAAATGCTCTGCGCGGATTTGCTCACCGAAGTCGGCCCCGGCGGCCTCTACTCAAGCGGATTCGCGCATCTCCCTGCCGAGCTATTCCCCAGCGTCGAAGTCCTCCCCATGTCCCAAGTCCTCCCGCTCCTGCCCCAACCCGAAGAAGAAATCTAAAAAACCACCACCACCCATGCTCGAACAAGTCTCCACCTCCGTAAAATTCCTTGCTTTCTTTACAGCGTCGAAACAAGGCAAGACCGGTTTAACCGTAACCGTTGACATCTACGACCCATCCGGTTCGCAGATCGTCACCGGCGGCAACGCCACCGCCCTTGGCGGCGGGCTGTATAGCTACACGCTCTCGACCAACAACAGCGCCGAAGGAGAGTATGCCGCGATTTTTAAGACCACCGACTCCACCGTGGACGCGCAGCACATCCCCAGCCTCTGGGTCCTCGGACGCGCGGGAGTGGAAAACCTCGACGCAGCGACCGGAGACATCCCAACCGAGTCGGAAATCGCCGCCGCCGTCTGGAGCAAGCCGACGACGGAATTAACCGTGACCGGCTCCATCGGCGAACGGGCAAAAAACCAGAGCACGGTCAGCACGACCGGCGCTCAACTCGCAGCCGCCCTCTCGTAAGTTTGGTTTGTTGTTTCCCGGCGTGGGCCAAAACCCACGCCGGGTTTTTTGCGTCTGCCACTCTCCGTGGCCTCCGCGCTCTCCGTGGTGAAAACCGCACGGAACTCCCCGCAGAAGACAGCCCGCCGCCCGCTGGCAAAATTCGCGCACACATGAAGCCCGCCGCGAAAGAATTTTTTAGCACGCCCATGCGCCGAGTCATGACCATCGGCGCAATCGCTGCGGAGTCGCGCACCATCGAGCTGGCTTTTTCCAGCAACGCCGAAATCGAGCGTTGGCCCGGCATGATCGAAGTCCTCGATCACTCGGCGGATGCCTGCGACCTCTCGCGGCTCAACGACCGCGCAAATCTTTTGTTCAACCATGACGCATCCGAAGTGCTCGGAGTCGTCGAGACCGCCCGCATTGACGCTGACGGGATGGGCCGTGCGCTGGTGCGCTTCGGCAAATCCGAACGCGCCGAGGAAGCATGGCGTGATGTTGAGGACGGAATCCTCACGAAAGTCTCGGTCGGCTACGCAATTCGTGAAGTCAAATTGACCGAAGAACGCGAGGGCGTGGATGTCTACACCGTGACCCGGTGGCAACCCCATGAAATCTCCCTCGTCACAATCCCAGCCGACCCCTCATGCGCAGTGGGTCGCAGCCTCAATAACCCGCCAGAGGCGATCAGCCTCGGCACAATCACCCAATCCAATATGCAAGACACACCTACACCCGCGCCACAAGCGCCCGCACCGGCGGCCCCGGAGATCAACATCGTCGCCGAGCGCAATGCCGCCATCAAAGGCGAGCAAGACCGCACCCGCTCCATCCTCGAAGCAGGCGACCAATACGGGATGCCCGCCCTCGCCGCACAAATCGTGCGTGACGGTGGCAACCTGGTGGACTTCCAAGCCGCAGCCCTTGCCGAGAAAGACAAGCGCAGCGCCCAAGTCCGCGAAGGCGTCGCCCCCATCGGCCTCAACGAACGCGAAGCAGGCAGCTTCTCTTTCTTGAAGCTGATCCGCGCACTCGCCGCCGAGCCTACCGACAAGAAAGCCCGTCAAGATGCGGCTTTCGAGTTGGAAGCCTGCGAAACCGCTGCCGGAAAAGTCGCACACCGCAATGTCAAAGGCACCATGATTCCCGTGGATGTCCTCACCTCTGGCTTCGGACAGCGCGGCTCGAACACCGTGTCGGCAAAATCCGGCGCTGGCTACACTGGCACGGGCGGAAACACAGTGCAGACAAGCCTCCTCGCCTCCTCATTCATCGATGTGCTCCGCAACAAAGCCACCATCATGAACCTGGGCACCGAGTTGGCTGGCCTCGTCGGGAATGTGGACATCCCAAAACAGACGACCTTCGGCAACGGCTACTGGCTCGGCGAAGATGAAGACGCGCCAAAATCCGACATCGATTTCGGCCTCGTCACGCTGCGTCCTCGCACGGTTGCAAACTACGGTGAAATCACTCGCCGCATGCTCCAGCAATCATCGCTGTCGATCGAGGCACTGCTTCGCAATGACCTTGCGCAAGCCCTCGCCCTCACCATCGACTCCGCAGCCTTCTACGGAACCGGCCTCACAAACCAGCCAGTCGGCATCAAGTCCGCCGCAGGTGTGCTCTCCAAGAGCTTCACAGCGGTCCAGCCTACATTCATTGAACTGGTTGACATGGAAACCATGGTAGCCACTCAAAACGCCGATGTGGACAGCATGGCATTCGTTGCCAACCCATCGACTCGCGGCATGGCTAAAACCACGCTCAAATTCCCAACCGGCAACACAAGCGCCGGAACAATCTGGGAAGGTGGATCGATGAACGGATACCGCACCGAGATCACAAACCAAGTTGCCTCTGGCGATGTGTTTTTCGCAAATTTCTCCGATTTCCTCATCGGGATTTTTGGCGGCCTCGAAATCACGGTCGACCCATACTCGAACAGCACCAAAGGCCGTCTGCGCATCGTCGCAATGCAGGATGTGGACTTCGCTGTCCGCCGCGCCCAGTCCTTCGTTTTCGGCAAAAAGCCCTAAGCGATAGCTGACAACTCAACCGCCTCCTCCGTGTGCATTCGCGGAGGAGGCTTTTGTTAGGAACCGCAGATTATGGAACCTCAAAAAATCACCCTTCTTCAAAGCCTGATGATTGCCGGCGAATCCTGCCCGGTCGGCAGTGATGTCGAAGTCTCGCCATCCTTTGCCCGCGAACTCATCGCCCTTGGCCTCGCCAAGCCATTCGTTGAAACCATCGCCGAGCCTAAGAAGAAAAAATGAGCCTCGACGAAAAGGACGGACGCCCTGCGATCAAAATGAGCATGGCCGAAATCATCGCCGCAGTCGCCCTCATCGCCACGGTCTTCTCATCGCTCAACGGATGGATCGTCCTCCCGGAGCAAATGCGCCAGGTCAGAAATGAAAATGAAAAACAAGACATCCGCCTCCAAGCCATCGAACGCCTCGCCAGCGAGCGCAGCGAAACCCTCGCCCGTATTGATGAGCGCACCAAGCGCATCGAAGAAAGCCTCAAAGCCAAGTGAAACGCCTGCTGGCACTCCTGCCGCTCCTGCTCCTACCCGCCTGCGTAAGCATCCCGCTGCCGCCAAGCGGCGACAAAATGGGAAGCCTCGGGCGAGTGGAGGTCGGCATCCGCTATTTCCCGCCAGTCACGCTGGACTGGTTCAACCCGCAAATCCCCAGCCTCAAAGACAAATGAAAATCCTCGATTACATCCTCGCTCGTGCGTCGGAAAGCTCCACATACAGGGGAGCAATTTTTTGCCTTGCTGCGGCAGGCATGACGGTAGACCCCGAAAAAGCCAACGCCATTGCAGCCTGTGCAATGGCCCTCGCGGGAGCCATCAACATCTTTCGCAAAGAGAAGAAATGATCCTGCCCCGCTACTAAAATGATCCACCGACTCCTTGCCATCGCCCAAGCCGAGATCGGCATCCGCGAAGAGGGCGGAAACAATCGCGGCCAGCGGATACGCGACTACCAACGCGCCACCGACCTACCACCCGGCCCGTGGCCATGGTGCGCTGCTTTTGTCTCGTTTTGCGTTCAGCAATGGCTCATCGAAAACGATGTCCCCGAGTGGTTGCGCCTAACCCGCTCGCCCGCCCAATGGCAACCTCGCACCGCGCTGGCGTATGGATTCCGCCAATGGGCAAAAGATCGCCCCCGAACGACGAGCATCTACACCGACCAAGACGCCGCCCAGCCGGGTGACATCGTGACCTTTGATTTTTCTCATGTCGGCATCGTCCTCGAAGACGATGGAAAGAACCTCGTGACGGTCGAAGGAAACACCAACTTTTCTGGCACACGCGACTCAGAGGCAGGCGATGGAGTCTGGCGCAAAATCCGGCCAAAATCCCTCGCTCGAAACTTCATCCGCATACACCCCGCACGATGACCTACGGCAACCTTGATGTCTTTTTCTCCGGCCTCGATCACACCGAGATTCTGTTCGCCCTGCCCACAGGCACCAAGATCGTGCGCGGCTATTTCGACAACGCCTTTTTCGACTCCTCCGTGGGCGAGGTAGTCCTCGACAGCACGCAGCCCCGTTTCCAATGCAAGGAGTCGGATGTCGCAGGCATCCCCCGCGAAACCGCCTGCAAGGTCGAAGGCAAAAATTACACGGTGATGGAAATCCAACCAGACGGAACCGGCCTCGCCACCGTCACCCTCGCGCATGAGTGACATGATTTTCATCGAGGCCAAAGGTCTCGACCGCATCGGGCGCGACCTTGCAGCCACGCAAAAACAGATCGAGCCAGCCATGCGCAGCGCCGTTTCTCGCGTCACAAAATGGGCAGGCAACGAAGCCGCCCGCCGCATCAGCAAGGCGACCAAAGTAACCGGCAAAGTTCTGAAAGGCCGCATGCGCGTCGAAGTCATGGGCAAGGATGGGGTGCTCGGTCGCGTATGGGCTGGACTCCAAAACGTTCCGCTGAAGGCCATGAAGCCTCGCCAAACAAAAAGCGGAGTCACCGCAGGACCCGCCAAGCGTCCGGGCGCATTCATCTCCAAGAAACTCGGTGGGCATGTCTTCAAACGCACAGGCAAGAAGCGCCTGCCCATCGAAAAGGAAACCTTCCCCATCCTTGACCCCGGCATGGATGCCATGGGCAGTCTGGAAAACGAAATCGGCGAACGCCTGCAACGCGAATTTGAGAATCAACTAAAATGGCAACTCAGCAAATAGACCTCGCCGTCCTCCACACGAAGATTGCCGAGAAGATCAACGCCAAATTCGGCAGCACGGTCAAAACCATCGCCGCATACTCGCGCTACATGGACAAGATCGAGGTGCCAGCGATCACTTTCGAGTTGGACACCATCGAGCCAAACGCCACAGCAGACATCGGCACGCAGCAACTCCAGGTTGATATTCGCTTTTCCGCCTCGCTGATTTACAGCTACAAGCAGGGCAACAAATTTGCCGTGCGTCTCATGGCCGCAAACTTTGCCGCATTCCTCCAAGGCCAGCGTTTCGGAATGCCAGTGACCCCCGCCCGATTCATCGCCGCAACCCCGCAGGAATTTGACGCTGAAAATCCCGAATATGAAACATGGAGGGTCGAATGGGAACACACCTGCCTCCTCGGAGAAACCGCATGGCCGGAAGGTGGAGCGTTACCCACAGACATCCGCGCTTCATGGTCGCCAGAGATCGGCATCCCTCACGAGTCGGACTATGTCCCGATTCAAGACATCCTCGCCACATGAGCAACGCCCGCCTCGGAGAGCTTGAGCGCCGTGTGTCTAACACCATCCGACCCGGCACGGTCTTAGAAGCGGACTACTCAAAGGCTCGCATCCGTGTCACAATGGGAGACAACACCAGCGCATGGCTCCCGTGGCTCACCAGCCGCGCCGGTGAAGACCGCACATGGCACGCCCCAGAGGTGGGAGAGCAAGTCATCGTCATTGCCCCCGGCGGCGAACTCTCCGCTGGCTATGTCATGCCCGGAGGAATCTACAAGAACGACTACCCCGCCAACGCTGACAAAGCCGAAATCAGCCGGACCACCTACAAAGACGGCGCAATCCTCGAATACGACCGAGAAGCCCACGCCCACCTCCTGCAACTCCCCGAAGGATCTGCAACGGTCAAAGTCGGAGACGACGCACAGACCGAGATCACGCCCGAAAAGATTACCGCAAAAGTCGGAGACGATGCCAAAACGGAAATCACCGCCTCAAAAATCCTCGCCCAAATCGGCACCGATGCCAAAAGCGAAATCACCGCCAGCAAAATCACGCACACCCTCGGCAGCAACAGCAAAATCGAAGTCACCAGCGGGAGCGTGAAAATCACGGTCGGAGGAACCACCCTCGAAATCGCCAGCGGCGGCATCACGATCACCGGCAACGTCACGCAAACCGGAAACTACGACCAGACAGGCTTGATGAAATCCAACGGTATCACGCTCTCCACCCACACGCACGGCGGCGTCATGTCAGGACCAGCAATCACCGCCGTCCCGAACCCTTAGAAGGAAGTCCCCGCAGAAGACACCCCTCAACGCCGCCATAAAATCTCGCCCCATGCGAGGCATGAGCAGCGAGACCGGGAAGGCGCTTTCCGGGCTGGACCATTTGAAGCAGTCGATACGGGACATTCTCACGACCCCGCTCGGCTCTCGCGTCATGCTACGAGACTACGGCTCGCGCCTGTTCGACCTCGTGGACGCCCCGATGAATCGCGGAACCATCGTGGAAATCTATGTCGCCACTATTGAGGCGATCCGCAAATGGGAGCCTCGCGTTGAGATCACCCGCGTCATCGCCCAGGCTATCGAACCGGGCAAGATCACCATCGCCCTTGAAGGCGTCTATTTACCCACTGGAACTGCGCTCACGCTGGACGGGATGGTTGTATGAGTTACACGCCAATCGATCTTTCGAGCCTCCCCGCGCCGACGATTGTCGAGAGTCTCGACTACGCCGCGATTTTGCAGGAGATGGTCGACGACCTCAAAGCCCGCGATCCGGCTTTCACGGCCATCGTGGAGAGCGACCCAGCTTTCAAGATTCTGGAAGTCTGCGCATACCGCGAAATGCTCATCCGGCAGAGAGTCAACGATGCCGCTCGTGGCGTTATGCTTGCCTATGCAACGGGCGCAGACCTCGACCAACTCGGAGCCATCTTCGGCACGACCCGCAAAGTCCTCGTGCCCGCAGCCCCGACAGCGATCCCTCCGCGCTTGGCCGTCATGGAGACAGACACCGATTTCCGGTATCGCGTCACGCTTGCCCTTGAGGGATTGAGCACAGCAGGCCCCGAAGGAAGCTATCTTTACCACGCCCTTAAAGTGGCAGGCGTCAAACACGCGACCATCGTCGGCCCTCCCACCGTCTCCCCCGGCAATGTCCTCGTGACCGTCCTCGGCCTCACAGGCAACGGCGCACCATCGGCAACCGTCATTTCCAATGTCACGCAGGCGCTCAACGCCGAATCCGTCCGCCCGCTCACGGATGCCGTGACCGTGCAAGGCGCATCGATTCAAAACTACACGATCACCGCGACCATTTTTACTTTCCCCGGCCCTGACTCCTCGGTGGTCATGGCCGAAGCCCAAGCCAGCGCCCAAGTCTTCGCAACGCAGAACCACAAAGTCGGCAACGACATCAACCTTTCCGCCATCTTCGCCGCGCTCCATGTGGACGGCGTGCAAAAGGTCAACCTTGCCGCCCCCACGGCCAACATCGTCTGCAACCACACGCAAGCGCCCTTCTGCACCGCGATCAATCTGACATACGGAGGTCTGAGCCAGTAAAATGAGCCGCTCGATTTACCAATACCTCTCCGACCAAGACGGCCTCTTTTGGTATTACGGCCAAGCTCCAGACGCCGCAACCGTCACGGATTTACTCTGGAACATTCTGCGGCAGGAATACAACTCTTCCGGCCAGCTTGTTGAAACCCGAATTGCTCTCAACACCTCGTGGGAGCAACGCACCAACGCCGATTATCAAATCCCCTCGACAGAAACGGAGGAAATCGCACCCGACCTTTCGCTGCGCGACCTCCTTCCGTCCAATGCGACAGCGCCAGAACGACACCTTTCTCTTGCCACCGCCCGCCTCGGCTCAATCGACACCCCCATTCGATCACTCTGGAATCCCGATACCTGCCCGGAGGCGCTTCTGCCATGGTTAGCCTGGGCGACATCCGTCGACGAGTGGGATTCCAACTGGACGACAGCCACAAAGCGGAATGTCATCAAGAACTCTGCCGAAATTCACCGCAAAAAAGGCACCGTCGCCGCTGTCAAAACACTCCTCGACTCATTCGGCATCGCGCTCCAACTCAGCGAGTGGTGGCAGACAACGCCAAAAGGAACTCCCCACACTTTCGCAATCGCCCTCGGCTGGCTCCAAACTCCCGCCGAAGTGCAGGACTCGATCAGCAAAGCCGTCGCAGCCGTAAAACCCGTCCGCAGTTCGTTCACCCTCTCAGCCCTCGAATCCTTCGTCGGCAGCGTGAACATCGTCGGCATCTGCCGCCCCGCCACATTCAACCGGCTCGATTGCGCTGCCACCTACTAATTTATGGCCCTTCAATTCATCATCACCGACGCAGGCCGCGCCGCCATCGCCCAAGTGGGCGGTGCCATCGGCCCTGTCACACTCACAAAAATAGCCATCGGCAGTGCAGGCTACACGCCCACAGCCAACCGCACCTCGCTTCAGGCGGAAATCAAACGCCTCGATCCAAGCGGCAGCAGCGTGCCAGTCCCCGGAACGATCCACCTCACGGCGCAGGACGATTCCGCAGACAGCTACTCGGTCAAAGAAATCGGACTCTACACCAACAACAATGTCTTATTTGCCGTATATTCGCAGACAGGCGTGATCCTCACCAAAGGCAGCACGGCATCAGCCCTCTTCGCGCTCGATTTCGTGATGACCAATGTTCCTCCGGGATCAGTCACGGTGGGAGACGCAGGGTTTTCCTACGCGCAGGCCAACGAAACCCGTCTCGGCGTGCTGGCCATCGCTACCACAGCGGAGGCGCAAGCAGGAGCAATCGATACCAAAATCATCACGCCGCTCAAGCTGGCGCAAGTTACAGCCACAGAATCCCGCCGTGGTGTCATCGCTCTGGCCTCCACAACCGAGGCACAGGCACTCGTGCCGGATGCAACCAAGGCGCTCACCGTTGCCCGGCTTGTGGACCGCACAGCCACGACAGGGCGTGCTGGGGTTGTCCTCTTGGCAAGCAACGCTGACACCCAGACAGGAACGGACGCAAACAAAGCGGTCACGCCGTCCGCATTGGCATCTCTGACGGCAACCGATGCGAGAGCAGGTCTTGTTGAACTTTCCACAAATGCTGAAACGCAAACCGGCACGGACACAACCCGCGCCGTCACGCCTGCATCGCTTGCAAGCCGCACAGCGACTGACGCACGGGCGGGTATCGTCGAGCTGGCGGACAACACCGAGACGCAAACCGGCACGGACACAACCCGCGCCGTCACGCCTGCATCGCTTGCAAGCCGCACAGCGACTGACGCACGGGCAGGCATCGTTGAGCTGGCCACCAGCACCGAAACGCAAACCGGGACGGACGCAACACGCGCCGTCACACCCGCAGCGCTTGCAAGCGTAAGCGCTCTTCTTGTGCCGCCCGGCGCTGTTATGGCGTTTGCAACTGCCACCCCTCCTAACGGATGGTTGACCTGCGATGGGAGAGTAGTCAGCCGAACAACCTATTCGCTGTTGTTTTATTGCATCGGCACAACTTTCGGTGCTGGCGATGGCAGCACAACTTTTGCCCTTCCAGACCTGCGCGGATACTTCGTGCGCGGCAGTGGGACAAATGCGGACGGCACGGCGGCGGGGACTTTTGGGGCGAAGCAGGCGGACGATTTTAAGAGTCACAACCATACTGGATCAACCTCTTCAAACGGTGGCCATAACCATACTTACAACAACACTATTTCAAATTACACGATTCGACAGGGCACAGGGAACGACTGGCCTAATGTTCGCGGAACTTTGGATTCAAACGGGCAAACTAGCACCGTTGGAAACCACAGCCACACAATTACCGCTGAAGGCGGCACCGAAAACCGCCCGCGCAACATTGCACTGCTCTACTGCATTAAAACGTAGGAACTCCCCGCAGAAGACACCGCAACACGATCCCCGCACACTCTCACCCGCAACCGCAACCCACTAAATCACCATGTCTCAATTTTTACACGGCGTAGAAGTCCAAGAAATCACCGGCGGGCCACGCCCGATCAAAACCGTTTCCTCCTCTGTCATCGGCCTTGTCGGCACAGGCATCACAAGCACGGAATTTCCGCTTAATACGCCCGTCCTCGTGACATCGCCCACGGGTCTCTCGACCAAGCTCGGCGCGACCAGCTACCTCGCAAAAGCCATCGAAGCTATTTACGCACAGACTGGCGCGGTTGTCGTGGTCGTCCGCGTGGCAGCAGCCACTGATGTCGCTGGTAGCTCGACCCTGCTCACAGGCGTCCACGCCCTCCGCAAAGCTCAGTCTGAACTCAATGTCACGCCTCGCCTCATCGTGGCGGAAGGAGCTTACGGAACCACAACCATTGACGATGTAAGAGCCGTCGCATCCGCTCTCCGGGCGGTTGCCATCGCTGGCCTCGTTTCGAGCGTTGCCGCAATCGACACCGCCACCGAAGCCTCCGCATGGGTCACAGCCAACGGCAACGACCGCATTTACGGCATCTGGCCAGCAGTAAACGGCGGCGAAGACCCCGCGCCATATGTGGCAGGCGTCATGGCTCGCATAGATAACGAGCGCGGGTTCTGGTGGTCGCCCTCGAACAACGAAGTTTTCGGCATCGAGAAAATCGATAAGTCGGTTGATTTCACGCTGGGCGATACATCCTCGCTGGCCAATGTGCTCAACCTCGGAAATGTCGCCACCTTCATCCGCTCCGGTGGATTCCGCCTCTGGGGCAACCAGACTGGCAGCACGGACATCAAATACCAATTCGTGAATGTCCGCCGCACAGCAGACCTCATTTTCGACTCACTCCAACGCGCCCACCTATGGGCAGTCGACAGGCTCATCAGCAAGACCTACCTCGAAGATGTCACCGAGAGCGTGAACGCCTACCTCGCCAGCCTCAAAAACCAAGGCGCAATCCTCGGCGGCAAGTGCTGGGCCGATCCAGATTTGAACACCCCGGAAAACATCCAACTCGGCAAGGTCTATTTTAACTTCACGTTTACGCCGCCTTACCCAGCCGAACACATCACATTCCGTGGTGAGCTGACCAACGAATACCTCTCCGAAATCCTCAACTAAAAAAAATTATGGCAACCGCATCGAACATCTTAAAAAACTTCAACTTGTTTGTCGACGGGCGCGGATTCGCAGGAGTCTGTGACGAACTGCAACTCCCGACCCTCGGCCTCGTGGTTGAAGATTTCCGCGCTGGTGGCATGGACGCCTCCGTGGCCGTCGAAATGGGCCAGGAGAAACTTGAAGCCTCTTTCGTGCTCAGTGGCTACGAGGAAAATGTTTTGAACCTCTGGGGCATCGGCCAAGGCCAGACGGTGCCGCTCGTCGCCCGTGGCGCTCTGGAAAGCCTCGATGGCGCAGTGACGCCGGTGGTCGTTTACATGAACGGAACGATCCGCTCAATGGAACCTGGCGCATGGAAAGCAGGCGAAAAATCGACCATCTCCTTTACGATGGACCTCCGCAGCTACAAATACACCCAAGCAGGCCGGACCATTAACGACATCGACATCCCCAACATGGTTCGCATCGTGAACGGAGTGGACCGCCTCGCGGCACAGCGCAACGCCATCGGCATCTAATTCGGCGACATGGCCAACAAAAAATCCACCGTCGAAATCGCCCTCGATTTTCCAATCAAGATCGAAGGCGTGGAGTGCAGCCGCCTCACCCTTCGCAGGCCGAAGGTCGGCGACATGCTGGCGGCTGAAGAAGGAAGCAAAGGACAGAGTGATCAAGAGACAGAGATTCTCGCCTTCGCCAACCTCTGCATGGTAACGCCATCGGAAATCCGCGACCTCGATCTAGGCGATTACAAGAAGCTCCAGAAGGCATTCTCCGGTTTTTTAGCCTAACGCGGGAGGACGCCATGCGCGGAACTCTCGCACTGGCCAGCCACACAGGATGGACGCTTGCAGAAATCAGCGCAATGACCGCCGAGGAGCTTGTGGACTGGTGCGGCAAACTTCCTAAATAAAAAATGGCGACCGAGAAAAAATACAAAGCGACAATCGAGATCGGCGGGGCCGTGGCAGGCTCGCTGAAATCGTCGTTTGCCGCCGTCACCGGGAACAC